AGGCTCCGCAAACGGCGGGGGTAACTGTTTCAGGGGTTAGTGGGTTATGTAAGAGCTCGGGATACTGCTGCTGAGCGAGTTCCTGAAGTAGAGCGAACAATTGCGGTGGTGGGGCCAAAAGTAATGTCGTCAATCCATGCTGTCCCCGTTTCTCCCTGCAAATACATAAAAATAACCGCAAACTTCGCATTAGCTGAGGTTGTAAATGTTCCGGTAAACCGTGTCCAGTCGGCAGTACCCGTCAAAAACCCGTTAGAGTACAACGCTGCACTATCATTTGCGAGAGCACCTGTTTGAGTTTGTACTCTTACTCGAATACCTTGGGCATTGTTATTAGAAATGGAGGTATACTTTAGCCAATAAGAGAAGGTGTAACTAGTAGAGGGTAGTACGGGGATTAACCTTGGCCCACGCACGGCCGTACCACCACGGACTACATTAGATGAAGTTAAATCAATATCTTGGTTGACGCTAACGGTAGTAATATTGAGCTTTAAGCTACCACTACCTGAATGAGATACCGCGCTATCAAATTGCGCTGACCATGCGGTCGGCGCACCACTAGAGGTACTGAGATACCACCCAAAATCTGGGTTAGTACTGCTCCCCGCCGCTGTCCCGTCGATCCACCTAGAAACAACATTAGCCGCACCCACAAAAGTTGGGGCGTACTCAAAGTCACTATTAAACACCAAATTATTGACATTCTGTCGCGTAGGAACTGTAACTAGCGTTCTAGTCGCCATCAGCGGTAACTCACGGTTACATCAGGCGCAACGGTTCCAGTAGTAACAATCGTCAGACCAGTCGAGAAAGCTATATCAAGAATAAACGCTCCCGATAGAGTTAGTGAGTTAATCACCCCAATTACCGTTCCTGATCCGGCGGTGTTATCATAAATGGTCGTTGTCGAGGCTACCGTCCCAAGGGTGTTTATGCTGATGTTATGCAATACTCCAGCCCCTGATTTAACTACCGTAGTCGTTGAAGTTGAAATGTGAGTATATGAGTGTCCGAATGGATAGGTAGTGATTGAATCAATTGCGGCCGCTATAGCCGTACCCAACGTAACCCGCTCGTTGCCCGACAAGTCCATAGATTCCAAGACTGAGTTGCCCTCTGTCCAAGTCTGAACGGCCGCATTAGCGAGTCCGGGGAGTACCCCGACATTGGTCGCCCCAGGAACTGCATTATTGTTAGTCTTTTCCCCGGCAGTGGTTACCGTTCCCGTAACGGCCGTAGTTGAGCCGGTGTCGGCAATAACATGCCCGATAACTGCTGTTCCTGCGATAAGTTTAGCGGCGTTGACTGAATCACCGAAAGCCGTATCAGCGGTGTCTACATCATAATCAATGCGGAGTTTATCGGTTCCAGATTCCCCACCTTGCAAAGCTGAGAGGGTAATAGTGTTGGTTGAAACCGTAGCCGTTGCAATGCTCAGGTCAGCGAAGTTGTACAGAATCTTATTGGTCGTGACATCGGTGATAAGAGCCAAACGGTCAAGACGGACAGTTGCCACATCGGTCAGGGTTATGACTTTAGTGGCGGTGACGAACGAATAGTTCTTTAATATGGTTTTCATGATTAACCTAGTGCCACTGCCATAGCAATGGCGTATCCTTTCGTTGATTTAGTTACTAGGTCGGCTGTAAGGTTAGTAACCTGCGACTCGGTCACCTGAATTGACGTGCTGGATGCGCTGGTCGCTCGACCTTTCGCGTCAAATGTCACTACAGGTACTTGCGTTGCTGACCCGTAGGAGCCGGCGCCCACTCCGCTAGTCGCTAGCGTCGGACTGGGATAGGTGCCAGTCAGGTCACCTCCAGCTGAGCCAGTAGGAGTAGCCGTGCCAGTACTGTTCCCATCGGTGACCTCGATGTAGTCCGTCGTGTATGTAGAAGAAGCACGGTTGGTCTTCGCTGTGACAACGCCTCGGATGTGGTTACTTGTAACTGTCACATGGTTGGGCTCGTTACTAGCGCTCGGAGTTAGAGTCTGGCCGATCTGTATGCCGTAGATCTGCTGTGCTGTGCCTCGGGTGTCGATGCATATGTTGTCTGCGACCAGGACATCGGAGCCCTGCATGACGTTGATAGCCGAGGGGTTGCAAACACCGTCACCGGTGTTTGCCGTAGCTGAATTGTTGTTGTTGGCATTGACGATGGTGTTGTCTGCGACGAGGTAGCTATTACCCCAACGAGTCGGATCAGCGGTGGCAGCATGAATCAAAATCCCATATAGGCTCGGCTGGACGATGGTGTTCTTAGTAACCTTTATGTCGCCACCGACAGTCGACGACTTCACCGCATTAGAGGATGTGTAAATGATGACCCCGCCCCCGATGAGCTCGTTGTCGTGAATATTTATGTAGCGGGAGTTAGTGATCGAAGCTGGGGCGTAGCCGGAGTCACTAGAGCTAGTGATGTTGCCGCCGGCAGGAAAATGGTTGTGGTGCACGTCGACATGTTGCATGGCTTCGAGATATATCGAGTGCGTCGAGTAATTGTAATTGTGGTATATCTCGTAGTGAGTACCGCTCGTATTGTCGAAGGCATTGCCGGCGATCCCGTTTTCCCACACGTTGTCGCAGATCTGTATGTTGTTCCCTCCGCCACCACCTATGTTATCAGCACCAGATCCGGTACCCTTAAAGCGATTCTTATAGATGGTCGTGTCGGTGGTGTTGGGGCCGATAAACAGTCTGAAGTAGTTGGTGTCATCGAAGATGCAGTTCTGCACCAGCCAGTTAGGGCCTGGAACAAGTCCACCGCCACTATTAGCCGTGGGGGAGATGTAGTTGCTGAATTGGCCATCAAAGTAGATGCCGTCGATCGTGATGTTGGTGGCTGTGCTATATCCCCCGTCGAGCATGTATGTGAAACCGAACCCAGGAGCTAGCCTGGATTCGAAGACTCGGAGTTTGCTACCGCCCTTGGTGCTCGACTTAAACACGATGTTAGAGCGGTTCGAGAAATTGACACGTCGGTACAGCATGTGTGTGCCTGGGTGAAGCAAGACTGTTCCACCGCCGGCCGTGTTCGCTGCATCAACAGCAGCTTGCATACCTACCTGGCAGTCCGTAGCGAAGTTAGCCCTCGCGTTAGTAACCGTGGTAGACGCAGAAACGCTTAGCGTTACTTGGGTGGCTGAGACGTAGATAATAGTCCCAACGATGACTGCTCCAGCAGTGCCGGCACCATAGACCTCCATGTATTTTCCTGTATCAGCAGTTGTGAAAGCGGCAGCAGCCGAGGTAACTGTGGGAGAACCAGATGTCATCGCTGTGTCTGTCACCGAGCGGAAGTCAGGCGCTGCGCCATACGCGGCAACGTCATAGACCTGACTACCCTTATCGAGTATCGCGCCAGCATTAAACGTCTTAGCCCCAGTAACAGTCTCGATGTTCGCTAGGTGTACAGCCGTTGGTGTCGTAGGACTAGCGGCCGTGCCGCCCAGGTCGCCTGCTAGCTGCACCTTCCCCTTGACGCTCGTCGTGGCGTCAGGTGTTGCTCCCGCCGTAACTGCAGCGTTGGCGTAAGCCGTAGTAGCTACCTGCGTTGAGTTAGCTCCTGGACTAGCTGTCGGTGCTGTGGGCGTACCAGTGAGCGCCGGGGAGGCGAGGGGGGCTTTGAGGGCGAGGGCAGTCGTAATCGTAGCCGCATAGTTAGCGTCATCACCGAGAGCGGCGGCCAGTTCGTTGAGGGTATCGAGCGTACCGGGGGCGGCATCAACGACAAGGGCGACACGAGCATCAGCGGCCGTGTCGAAGTCGGAAATAGTAGCAGCAAGTTGGGTGCCGGTGTGGTTAGCTCTAGCTGTAGCATCGGTATTAGGAACGGCAGACAAACCTACTTGCGTTTTCGTAACTGAGTGAGGGTTACTGGTATTCGCAATGTGCGACGTGCTAGCCGAGACAGCCGTATCAATCTGGGCATGGGTATTGGTACCGATATTGGTTAGTAATAAGTGATCGGTAGTTCCGGCAGCACCCGTTGAACCTGTGGCTCCAGTACTTCCAGTAGACCCTGTGTCTCCCTTGCTGGCAATCAGACCCCACTTAGTCGTATCCGTTGGGATAACACCAGCCACGGCATTGCTGTACATGATATAGCTACTACCGTTATAACTAACCTCATCACCGACAGCGTAATCTACGGCATTGTCATACGCTCCCATCGGGTTAAACGTACCAGCAATAGTCATAGCAATCGGATTAAGTAACTTGACTATCTGAAATCCCATTATGCGAAACTCCCAGTCACTCTGTTTACCCAAGACACGTCAGTAGCAATTTTACCTGATGCATTCGTCATATCGCTTAAATTATATAGATAAATTGTCCAACCCGTAGCGCTATCAGATGTGCCGATGACAGCTGAGCCGGTATATATAGTATCGCCCTGAGCATCATAACGCTCTGTTAACGAAGCGCCGTTTTTTACATAGCCACCCGTGGCCAAATCAAGACTGACAGGCAATACTCGTTTAGCATCGGCATTACTGTCATGCTCATCACGCTCAATGTTAGGGCTGGTTACAGAGCGATCTGTCATGTAGTTGCCAATTGGTTATTAACTGCTGTTCTGACATCTGCCTCGGTTAAACCCAGATGTTTAGCCAATTTTAAGAAATCCACTTCATATGTCTGGCCGCTGTCTTCAAAGTAGACGGTTACTTTCACAATATACCTCTCACCGTAGTTCCCTATCCCGTTCCTTACTCAGCCCGTCTATCTGACTCTGCAACTTGACGTAGCGGTACACCTTATCCAATCGGCGCTCCCCAAGGTTTGTCATACCAAGCTTTTGTTCCAGTTCACGGACACCGTGTAACAACTCAAGTTCGGTCATCTCCTTGTTGTCACCCCGTACATAGTCATAGATAGCCTGTAGGCTCTTGGAATCCATATCAGCTACATTATGCGTGTCCAAGCCTAAAAGCCCGGCAATCGGGCGTACATTGTCCTCATTATAAGCTGGGCTGGCTGTCTCCGGTGAGGCTTTTGCGGTGACGGTAATGCCATCCATACTGTCTAGCCTTTCTTGGCTGTCTTTGCCTTATGCGGGGCTGCGGCTTTGCTTTTCTTCTTACTAGCAATTGGTGCTGGACCGATAATACGTTCAGATACTTTGCGCTTGTCTGCCCACTTCTGAAACTTCGGGTCAATAGCACTCATTAGCATTTACCTCGGTTGTCTTCCTTGCCGGGTAGGTTCGGGCGGCCGACTGGCTTGTGATGCAGCGTAGAATTACCGCCACCGCTGGTGTTAGTACCGACTTGCTTAACATTTGTCTTACGGCTGATGTTAATACCGCCACCGCTGGACGAGCCGGTGTTACCCTTCTGCTTTACTTTTGTAGCACTATCCTTTGGACTGGAGCCACCGAACTTTGAAGTTGCTGACATATAGAAATCCTATAATTTAGGTTTACTTTGTAATTGTAGCACGTTGTTAATAAGGACAAGTAGTTTCTCCGTGGACTGCTGCCAGGTGATAGCATCGGCATATTCAGCGACTACTCTGCGAATGCTGTTACGGGCGTCAAAGGGCATGTCTAAGACTTCAATTAGCGTTTGGGCGTAATGTTCCCGGTCAGTCTTAAAACCCCGCTGTACGGTCTCTGCTAAGGCCATATGCGGTATTATGACTGGGATGCAACCAGCAGCTTGGGCTTTCTTGCCTACGAGGCAAAACAATTCGACTCCGGTACAGGGGTGACACCATATGTCACTGGTAGCGTACAGTTCTGCCATCGTGTCATCGTCAGCATCACCGAGGCAGATAACACCAGGTAAGTCTGTTTGTGCGCCGTAGGTCAGGATAAGGGTAGCATCAGGGTGAGCAGCGTAGACCTGTGGCCAGGCTTCGAGGAGTACATCTAGTCCCCTGTCAGGTGAGCTAGCGTAAAAGCACTGTTTACTCACTTTGGTGGGTAATTTAGCCTCTAAATCGACGTTTGGTGGGTAGTCCACCCCGAGTGGCACGACAACAGTACGTTCCGGTAGGTTGGTATGCTCCTTGGCGTACTGGCTGATTGCTGCCACTGCGTCAAAATCAGACAAGTCAGGGTTATCTGTCAGACTGGTAGCGTAGATACTGGGGTGTGGTGTGCTCCACTGCGGATAGTTGACGTTAATGTTGATATCACCAGGCTGGAAGCCGTCATAGCCCTTATACTGGACACCGTTGTAGTCGCCGTGTTGGCCCTCATGGTAGACAATTACCTGATTGCCTCTGCTGTGTAACTCAGTTGCCCACTGTACAACAGTTTCTTCACTACCACCGATGCGAGTATCCCACGGCGACCAGACTACGGGATTGACGATTATGGTTACAATCATTCAACATACCCGTATTTGGCTCTAAATAACTCCATAGCCGCATAATATTCAGTGTCGTCTGGGTCTGTCTGCTTATAAGTTGCCTTGACCTTATGTTCAACTAATCCTGCATGATTCTTACCAACCTTGAAGCCAGCATCTTCAACTCGCTTTTTGTAGTCTAAATCTGAGAAATACCCCTTAAACTGCTCATCGAAGCCGCCAATAGTCTCGTATACAACCCGTTTCATCGCAAATATACTACCGAACTTAGCACCGTCCTCTATATAGTCCTCTGTTTCCCAGCCGTCAGAGTCAGTTGTGCGTATAGAACTTATATCATATCCGGTATCAAGTGGCTTTAATAGCTGCTCTAGCCAGTTCGGGTCAACGTATTCTATGTCATTATTGGTCACGATGATAATATCTCCGGTTGCCGCCCTTAACCCAGCGTTCACATTGACCGTATACGGCTGATTGTCGGCAATGATGATAATCTGTAGCTCTTCAGCTAACAGGCCAGCCACAGAGGCTACAGTCATGTCAAACAGCTCTTTATTTGACCACAGGCAGGGAACAATAATGCTAACCCTCGACACGCCACATCCCGAAGTAGTTCGTAAAGTCACCAAAGGGATCTTCGCCCCAGTGTCCCATATCGTCAAAGAACCACATTTTAGCTTTGGGGAACCATTCCTGTATAGTCGTCTCAGTAATGACGTGATGGTGGTAAGAATTGCTCTCGTTCTTGTCCCTCGGCAGGGCAAACAACCACAGCTTGTCCTTGTACTTCTCAATAACAGCTTTCGGGTCGTCCAGGTGTTCTAGTCCTTGCATACAGGTTACGACATCAATTTCGTCATCTATAGTAGTCGTTTCAACATTGGCACACAGGAATTTAACATTGCTGGGATGCTCAGCGTCAGCGTAAGCAATGGCATGAGTGCTGTAGTCGATACCGATGACCTTATTGGCCACCTCACTAATTAGCTTCGTACCGTAGCCAGTGCCGCAGCAGATGTCCAGTACTCGCATATTCTGCAAATGGGGCAGGGCATGGGCGTAGGCTAGCGTATGAGGCAGGATATTAGCCTCTGTTTCATGCATCCATATCTGTTCATCCTTGCCAGGGTCTTCAGCAACGTGCTGGGTCGGTACTTCGATTGCTACGATTGGTTTACGGTGTTGTTTGGCCATAAGTGTAAGCCCTCCAGTTCTTTAGGTAATCTTGCTTCTATTAAATCATGAAGCGTGTCCGGGGTGATAGGGTGAACATCCTGCATACCCGGCTTCCATTTCAGCCAGACGTTGTTATACCACTGTTTAATGTCGAAGTCCTTAGCATGGGCATAGTGACTGATCTTGCTCCAGACCTCTGCGTCAGTCCGGGCCCAGCTCATGTGGTGTAGCCAAAGCGGCAGGACGTCATAGCCCATATCAACCACCCGCTTATCGACAAATCGGACAGCAGGCGTCACAAGTATCAGTTGTTGGTAGTCCTTTGGCGGGTCGGCCACATAGCCGGTCTTCCAGTAGGTGTATTGTCCTTGGACGACGTATGCTTCTCTGTCACTAGTGGCTGGCTTGCTAGTCATCTGCTTCAGCGTATCCCAGCCATTATTGTCTAGGTACTCGTCAGGGTCAAGGATTATGATGTAGTCATAGTCATGTAAGTATTCCTGCCCGGCGTTGCGCTGGTCTTCTTCGGTTGTCCAGTGGTAGGCAATCACCTCGCCGCCGTGCTCCCCTGCTAGCTTGATTGTACCGTCATCCGGTAGTTCGTCACCGTTCCAGGGCTTAGTGCTAGCCAGGACGAGCTTGGTGTCCACCCACGCCGGTATGTGATCGAGGAATTTAGGCAATAGCCTCGCCTCTCTATAGCAAATCGTTGCAACAGCTACTTTCATGCCTTGTCCTCCTTATACGGGAATACTGGCAGCTGAAACACACCGTTGTCAACCACTACCTGGTAGTAGCGCTTGCGGAATATACCTTTAACAAGGATGGTGTAGGGCTTGTTTCCGGCGTCACGGAGGAGGAGTACTCTCATTGCATTACCTTGTCCCAGGCTTGAGCGACTACAGCCCAGTCATACTTAGCAAATATCTGTTGTTTCCGCTTTTCTAAGGTTTCCTCGGACTCAGGATGTAGTAACGCCTCAATAAGCCGGTCTGCAAAAGCCTCTAATGCTTCCGGTTTGTCGTGGATGCCCTCTATTTCTGGTTCATCCTTAATAATAGATTCCTGTAGGGCAGCGTAGCCACTGGTGACAACGTCCATCTTGGCGGCCTGCGCCTTTTTAACGGTGATACAATCAATCTCCGGGAATGATGTAGGATATGCTAGTACTTGAGTCGTCTGCATCAGGTCAGCCAGCTCTATGTGGCTCAAACGACCATGCTCTTTGACACCATACTTGTTGAACTCCCGTATCATCTGCCACTTCCACTTCATCCGCTCTGCATTCTTGCTATGAAAGAGATCGTATACCGTCCAGCCATAGGCAAGGTCGAGTGTTACGTCAGGTACGGCTTCTACTATCTTCGGCCAGATGCTAAGTAAGGTATCAATACCCCTATCATAGCTACTGAACCAACCGACACTATGTTTACGCTTCTCACTGCTACCTTCAAATTGACTCGTTACGAGTCCATTAGGTATGATAACGATTTTGTCATCTGGTACATCGGGTATGCCTCGCCGCTGAAACTTGGTTTTCAGCATAAATACATCAACACGGGCAACATCTGCCTTAGTAACTGTTTGATGTCCTAGGGGATAGTCATGCATATCAACTATGATTTTACGTGCCTTAATATCTAAAGCTCTTGGTAAACTAGGGTTACGCCACGCCCAAAACACATCGAACTCATCGTATGGGTTGAGGAGTGTCCAGGGCTTGTAAACCACAATATCATCACCCGGCTCATAGTCAGGATAGGATAAACGACCCGTACCATATACTGGATCCATATACTCATCATCGCGGTCGTTAAATACTGTTACCTGCCAGCCAAGTTTAGCCAGCTCTCTTGATAAGTACACCACCGCTTCTTCACTGCCGCCCATACCCTTACTGAGGGTATCCGGCCCCCATGGCTCGCTATTCTGCCCGGTATAAATAGCAATGGACTTCTTCGGCCAGACAACCTTTGGCAGGAACTTGACCCGTTCAGCATTCAGCCGGGCATCGGCCAGTATCCTTGCTGGTAATGCTTCAAACAGCTTGCTGGGCTTGCCACCGACTCCCTTGGTGTAGTGTAGTAACCATTTGGTGTAGTCAATTGCCTTGGCATCGAAGTAGGCATCCTCGTAGATAGCCTGCCAGTCAACGCCATCAACTGCTTTCTCTTTGTCGTAAAATGTTGGGTCTTGCTGTAGTACAGCGTTGTACAGCTTGAATGCCTCCTTGACCTGGCCACTGAACAGGAATGCAATAGCACCCATTGCCATGCCTCTATGGGTGTACAGTGTCGGGTCAATCATATGCAGGGTATCCGGTACTGGCTTCTGCATAGCAACCTGTAGCCACTCAATAGCTTTGCTGTAGTCCTCAGTACGAACATAGTTCATAACCTTGATGTAATAGGCATCGGGGAAGGCCGGACGGAGTTTGATAGCTTCATCAGTGGCATATAAGGACTGCTGGTTCTTACCCATTGCCCACTCGGCATCAGCTATCCGGCACCAGCTGCGATACATGTCCTCTTCACTGCCAGCCGTAGCAATGTGCTGCATCAGCCAGGCGATGGCTTGTTCGTAGTTACGAGCAGCCAGTTCAGTCATGCCGAGGTAGTAAGCGTCACGCGGATCTTTGGTGTCTTTGAAGTGCTTACGTAGTATCTTCTCATTGCGAGCCATACTCTTACCCATCGCCTCCGGGTCTTTGTCATGCTTCACGACGATAGCGTCAGAGCGTTCTACCTTAGCTGGTGGCCCTTGAAAGGTTTCATGGACTGGAGCGTCCCAGTGGCCCTCATACGACCGCTTAATGATACGTTCCCGCCAGTGATCGCTAATAGCCTGTCCAGCTTCATTCTGGGCGTAGTCGTACTTGAGTTGGATAACGTCAATGTCACTAGTAGCCATGTAGCGGACGAGTTCAGTTAAGCGATCAGGCTTGTCGATGGTGTCGTCGCTATCAGCCCAGAAGAAGTAATCAGTGTCGATAGTCTTGAGGTTAGCGTTGCGAGCGGCTGCAAAGTCGTCAGTCCACTTGAAATAAGACAATCGAGTAAATTCTGGTTTCTCTTTGCCTACTAAGAACTCATCAAGTATCTTGTACTGCTTCTTGTCCTTATCCGCCACCGTAATAAACCACTTGTCGAAGTACTGGCCATATGCCTCTAGGAACTTAATCGTGGCTGCTGCATCATTGGTAATTTGGGATAGTCCTAGGGTATTGCTCATCTGCTCATCTCTCCTTTTTAATAGCCGTATCAAGGGCGTGGTGTAGCTCTTTGGTCATTTTATAAAACATCTTCTCAGCACTCCGGTCATAGGCGTGTGCCTGCTCCAGTACAGCCATATGCAGGTCACGAAGAATGTCCTCATTGGTAGAGGTAATAGCAAACTCCTTGCGCTTGGTGCCGGTGTCGATTGCACCCAGCAGTTCATAGCCACGGACTAAGAGGTAAGCGGCAAAAGCAATGTCAGAGGTGACGTACAGACTGTCGTCGTGTACCTGGCCGTCCTCAATACTCACGTTATACTCCGTTTATACATGCGAATTCACCATGTTCCCTTAATGCCACTAAATCATAAGCTTTGGCTGCTTCTAGTGTAGTATCAAAATACCCCAGATGAATTTGTTTACGATTCACCCTAATTGAAGCACGATATTTACGGGGATTATGTTTACCACCGCCAGACACTCCCTTATACCCTAACTTACTGCGACGCATACGGTTCCTGGTATTCTCCAATGGAGTACAAGTTCTTAGATTAGAACGGCGATTATCTAGTTTATCTCTATTTATGTGGTCAACTAAGAGATTCTCTGGAGGGTCAAGTATCATTCTATGCATGGAGACGGTTGTATTATTCATATATGTCCGAGCGTAACCATGACTAATAGTCCAACGCTTAGACTTCAACCACTCAAAATCACTAGAATCAACGAGAGCATACGCTAAAACTTTACCTTGAAGACCGTAAATTGGTATGCTCATCTCGCTCATATAAGTGTAGGTTAAACGGTTTAGCTTATCCTGTCAAGACTCTCCCGGTTATCGGATCGTAGGTCTTCTTCCGTTTCGGTGCCATGTATTCCTCTTCGTGACGCTTGGCATCGAAGTTGGTCATGCCGTAAATGACGCTCATCATGCCGTCAGACCAGAAGTGGTCATACTTGGGGATAATCTTACCGTCATTGTCAGTCTGCCACATAAAGTTACGGTAGCTTTTGATATAGTTGGTACTGCGCTTAGTGACACTGACCCGCATACCCTGTACGAAGCCTATGGCACTGTTCGTGAACGTATCGCCGTTACTACCTTTTTTATCAACACCTATGATGTTCAGCCCTAACTGCTGCAACCTGTCTATCTTCTGCTTATCAGCACTGTCGCCAATCGTCAATGTGTTCGGGTTCGGCCTATTAAGTAGTAAGTTAGCCAGATCATCGTCCATGAAGTTCGTCCGGTAACAGAGTTCATCAATGATATAGCCACCGTTGTAGTAATAAATGTCGCAAAATGCGCTTGGGTCACGAGCATAACCAAAGTCACCACCTCGTACTTCCAACTTGGCCTCATGCGGTATCTCGTCGATGATGCTCCACCCGGTGAAGATACGTCCCTCGACCTCACCTAGCTTACCTAAGCCATAAACCGTCCACCATGCCTTGTTAGACCGGTGAGCTTCAATGTCACTCACAATGTTCTGGTCTAGGCCTTCATTGTCCTTATACGTTACCGTAATAAAGTTGTAATCATCACGATTAGGCATAACCTCGGTGTACGCCCAGAACTCAGCTGTCGGGTTCCAATCACACCAGGCATACTCCTTCGTACGCACAAGCAGCTGATCCCAGGCTTCATAGTCATTATTATTACCCTCATTCATAAACAACCGGTCACGCCTCGGCCCCCGTACCTTGCTTGCCTGATCAGTACTAAAAAACTCCAGCTTGCTACCGGTTTCAAAGGTGTATGTATATTCAGTTTTAGACCACCGAGCATCTTTCCAATAGCCATGCTGCTGCATAATTGCTATAAAGTCCCGCATTGCGCCTCTACGAAGATGTGGAAACGATTCCGAAACAACAGAGGTTAATGTCGGCACTAAGTCGGTCTGAGCATCGTCTATCAGCAGTTGCAGTATCGATATGGTCTTGCCCGCAGACGTACCACCAGCCACGAACCGAATACGTTTACGGAGTTTAAGTAGCTTGTGGGTCGTCGAGGTCGCTTGATACATCTGTCACCTGTTTAACTGCACCGCCGAGAATTGGCGTCACTATTTGAACCTTGGAATCAACTTGAGTCTGGTCTACCCATCCAAAGTTGTTTTTCAAGTTGAATATCACACCAGCCGCGTTACGTCCTTCATGTAATTGATTCTCGTTATACTCCTCTACACGGAGTCGTGCATCCTTTATAGTGTCACCATAACCATCTCTGGCTTTGTATTCCAATAATGCTTGTCTGCTTAAGCCGAGTGACCTCGCAAGCCCAACCATGGTATACGGCGCAGGATTAGAAATAACAATTGTCTCACCTAACTTTTCAATAAATACTTCACGCGTCCTGTTATCACAATATGCAAAATAATCATCTATAGCCGTCTGCATTGCCTTGACTGTTTTATAACGAAGTGGCTTGCCTACTGGATTACGTTGTAATTCGCCGTGTACTGCCATAATACCCCTACTTTACCATATCCAGTGTCATTTGCTGTTTTTCTCCAGCATATGTGTCAAATATCGTTGCCCAGTCTCTATATTCCGAGAGTAACGGTCAGCTTCAACTGCCCATTTTTCGTCTGCTGTAACAATGAACTTTTGATCACACATATCGCGCAACTTATGCAAGCGCTCAAGTACGCTGACCTGAGTCTGGATCTCCTCAGTCGAGTAGGGTGGCTTTGTGCGAAACATCACAATGTTACCTTCCCGCATCGCTTGCAATATGACCCAGTATACGGCGTATCCTGAAAACCATGTACCGGATAGTGTGTATCGTTATCCCAGATATGTCCGAAAAACCAACAAATTATTCGCTTCATTTGCTTGCCCACTTTTCAGCCAATCTTGACATTTTCTCCCGATCCAGCTGCTGTGACTCTCTCCGGTA